TCAAAATAGGTGAGTGGATACACGCAGACTTTAAGCGTGTGCGTAACTACGCATTCCACAAGCGTTTTTTCAAACTCCTGCAACTGGGATTTGATTACTGGACTCCGGTCGGTGGGGCGATCACTCCTCGCGAACGAAAACTGGTATCAGGCTTCGTTGATTACCTGTGCGAATCAGTAGGTCGGGAACACACTCCAGCCCTGAGTGATGCCGCAGAGCAATACCTTAATACAGTTGCGACATGCAGAACCCGGGATACGGCATTGCTAAAGTCGTTTGACGCTTTCCGCGAGTGGGTAACCATTCAGGCCGGATTTTACACCGAGCATATTTATCCTGATGGTAGTCGTGGGCGCAGGGCAAAATCTATCGCATTTGCGAACATGGACGAAACCGAGTTTCAGCAGGTTTATAAATCTGTACTGAATGTGCTGTGGAACTGGATNCTGTTCCGTAAATTTTCCTCTCCGGANNAAGTCGAAAATGTGGCCGCGCAGNTNCTGGANTTTGCGTAATGGTGGATTTACGTAAAGCGGCGCGGGGGCAGATGTGCACCGTCAGAATTCCTGGCTACTGCAATCACAATCCCGAAACTTCTGTGCTGGCGCATTACAGGCTGGCGGGGACGTGCGGAACAGCGACAAAACCACACGATATGCAGGCAGCGATTGCCTGTAGCTCATGCCACGATTTAATCGACGGGCGGGTAAAAACCAGCGATTACACCAAAGAAGAATTACGCCTGATGCATGCAGAAGGTGTTTTTCGCACACAAGAAATCTGGAGAAAGGAAGGTTATTTATGATTTACCCAACAAATACAGGCAAAAGCGGGGAACACCTTCGTCTCACCACGCTGGAAAGTGTCTGGATTCAGGGAAAACTGCGCATGTGGGGGCGCTGGTCGTATATTGGCGGCGGTAAGACGGGAAATATGTTTAACCAGTTGCTGGCATCCAAAAAATTGACGAAAACAGCCGTCAATGAAGCCCTGCGCAGGATGAAAAAAGCGGGAATAGAGAAACCTGAGCTGGAAGCGTTTTTGCGAGAGATGATCAATGGCAAGCAAAAGACCTGGCTGGCGCATTGTACTGATGCAGAGGCGTTATGTATTGATAGAGTCATAAGTGAGGTGCTGGCAGAGCATCCTGGATTGATTAGTGTCCTCCGGCAACGGTATGAAGGGCGGGGGATGACTAAGCGTAAAATGGCTGAATTGCTGAATGANGCACACCCGAAATGGAGTTTAAGAACCTGTGAAAGACGCATTGAGCATTGGCTAAAGGTGGCAGAATTTATTTTGTACAAACCAATGGTTATGGCTTTTGGTATAGAGAAAAAAGTTATTGCNTTTTNNCACATAAACTGCTTCAATTCCGGTAAGCTTCGCAAAGCTGTATCGCGAGGCGAATAGCAGACATGGACACTTGAAAGAACCCGCTTTATGCGGGTTTTTTTGTGCCTGAAAAATGGCACAGGGCGTTAAACGCGCTGGTGGTCAGATGAGTTTGCAGATGTGATGACATATGGTTATTATTCTGCCTCCGGCCCTTTAGCTCAGTTGGTCAGAGCGAGCGACTCATAATCGCCAGGTCGCTGGTTCAAGTCCAGCAAGGGCCACCAACCACCACTAGCTCATCCGGATAGAGCATCAACCTTCTAAGTTGACGGTGCGAGGTTCGAGTCCTCGGTGGTGGGCCAGCGCCGACTTAGCTCAGCAGGCAGAGCAACTGACTTGTAATCAGTAGGTCACCAGTTCGATTCCGGTAGTCGGCACCATATGCGGGCATCGTATAATGGCTATTACCTCAGCCTTCCAAGCTGATGATGCGGGTTCGATTCCCGCTGCCCGCTCCATGACCTTTCTTAAAGTACTCCAACCTACTGAATCCTAAGGGATACGGCTTTAAGCCTCCTTGCAGAGTTACTTACTGTAACCCACTGTGTAACCCTCTCAGGGCATACAGACATATGATTCAGCTATCCAGTAGTCACAAACTTCCAGCAGTCTACTATCTCTACCAGCGTAACGGCGTCTACTACTTCCGTCTTAGGGTCAGACAATCAAACAATGATAGAATGACCTCAATATCATTACGGACCAAGGATAGACGCACCGCTATGGCTTACTCAAGGCACATAAAGGCAGCACTCAAGGCAATACACGCAGACAGACCCAACGCTACCTATGAGGAAATGAGGGAACACCTTAAGGACATCGCTGAGTGTGAACTGTCTATGGGCCGTTCAGATCTCTTTGAGCCTGACATGAGGGATATCTACCGGGACCAATACGGAGAACTTGGTGAGAGCCTTACCGATGCTCTGGCTAGTGAGCCGCTAAGCATTGACCAGCATCGTTACATCAATGAGGCCCTGAAGGTGCTAAAAGCCTGTATGAGGCGTATCGAAGCGGGAGACAGTCAGCCTCTGATAGATTACGTCGATCTTTTTAATGATATTGATAGGCAAGATAACCAAGCAGACTCTGTGTCCCTATCTGTTAATGCTCCAGAAGTAAAACCAGAAGTTACGCCTAGCATTACCATAGCGAGCCTCTTTGAGCAATACGAAGCGGAGAACTATCAGAACTGGAAGCCTGCAACCTTAAGGGAAAACAAGGCGTCACACGCTGCGTTAATCGAAATATTCGACCATCTGGGTCTCAATGCAGACGCTAACAGGGCTGACATGCTTAGGGTCCGTGATGTGCTCCAGCAGTTACCTAGGAACCGTAAGCAGCGCTTCAAGGATGTCCCACTTGCTGACCTGTTGAGCCGTGAAGATAAGACAGATTGTCTGGATGTCGTTACCATCAACAACAAGTATCTTATTAAGATGGCTGCTGTCTTTAGGTGGGTTGTGCGCAATGACTTGATTAAAAAGAACATGACTGAGGGTCTGGAGCTTAAAGTCCCTCAGCGTAAAGCCTCAGGGGCCCGTAACGCCTTCTCTACGGAGCAGGTGGGGCAACTACTGGTCGCAGCTAAGGCATACTCTCAGAAGACCTCTGGTAAGCCGTATCATTATTATGTTACCGCCTTGGCTGCTATCACTGGGGCGAGACTCAATGAAATAGCCCAACTACAGGTCAAAGACGTCAGGACCACTGAGGCGGGAACCGTTTATATTCATATCAATGAAGACGATAGTAGTCTACCCGGTAAGAGCATCAAGAACGCTCATAGTGACCGCTGTGTGCCTCTGGTCGATGGGGCCTATGGTTTTATATTGGCTGACTTTATGGCGCTTGTAGAGACCCGTAGAGGCGCTGACGGTGATGACGCTATGGTGTTCGATGGTCTGCGTCTCATGAAGAACGGTTACGGTGAGCAGGTGAGTAAATGGTTTAATCGGACGTTGTTGCCTAAAGTCCTCGTAGACCGTAGCGGCTTAGCGTTTCACTCGTTTAGACATACAGTTGCGACCCAGTTAAAACAACATGGGGTCGAGTTGGCGTATGCACAGGCGATCATGGGGCATAGTTCAGGGTCTATTACTTACGACCGTTATGCTAAAGAGGTCGAGGTTGATAGGCTGGTCAATGTGATGGCTGATGTTTATAAGGAGACCTAGAGGAGACCATAGTCTAGGATGACACTTACTACAGACCTGTGTGGTCATGTTTTTGACTCATAGTTTTCTCTACTTGTCAAGGATAATTAATACGACTCACTATAGGGAGAAGGGACACAAAAAGTTTTCTCTTCTAGGACAACTAACCGTAACTTATCGCATCCTTTCAGGGGCGGGATGACCAATTACAGACACCAAGCGTTCTACTTAAAGTGAATGCTTCCTGTGTGCTCTGGGTCAGTCGATAAGTGAATAGCAATAAGACACAATCATCTTAATTATGGTCTCTAGTCCCTACAGGGGCTTAACTTAAAGTTAACTTAAAGACACAATTAGAGATTAACTTTAAGTATTAAATAAAAGATTTAATTAAAGACCAATTAAAGATTAACTCTAAGGGAATACCTTAAGGGGTGATGATATTTATAATAATCAATCACCAAACCTATAGGTCTTCTCTAGGGTCTCTCTATAGGTCTTCTCTATGGTCTCTCTATAGGTCTCTCTAGGGTCTCCTCTAGGGTCTCCTCTAGGCATTACCCCCAGAAGCTAACTCTATGGCCCTCTATGGTCCTCTATGGCCCTGTACGTCATTCTTTAGGATGCCCTGTAGTTTCGTATAGCCTGATGCCTAGAGAGACCCTAGAGTGGCTCCTAGAGAGACCCTCCCAGTAGCTCCGCACAGCTACATCGTCATCATCATAGTATTCAATCTCAAAGTCATTCTGTTTGCATCCTGTTGTCCTGCTGGTCTCCCTTCGCTTGGGGACTTTGAGTAGGTCAGTGGGGGGGCGACTTCAGGGTGCAAACAAAAAGGAAATCAAGCGATGTCTCAACAACCACAACAACCACAACAAGAAATCAGCATCATTAACCTCGACCAGCTTGTGTCCATGACCTCAGTTGAAATTGCTGAGCTGACAGGCAACGAGCACCGAAATGTCCTTCGTGATATTCGTAAGATGCTCGAAGAACTTAACGCGGGTAATGCTGCCAACTTACTGATTTAGTGTATGATGGTGATTTTAAGGTGCTTGCGTGGCTTCCATTTCCATCAGATGTCCTTCCTGCTCCGCTACTGAAGGCGTGGTGCGTAACGGCAAAAGCACTGCCGGACATCAGCGCAATCTCTGCTCTCATTGCCGTAAAACATGGCAACTACAGTTCACTTACACCGCCTCTCAGCCCGGTACGCACAAGAAAATCATTGATATGGCCATGAATGGCGTCGGATGTCGCGCCAGTGCACGCATTATGGGCGTTGGCCTCAACACGGTTTTACGTCACTTAAAAAACTCAGGCCGCAGTCGGTAACCTCGCGCATACAACCGGGCAGTGATGTGATTGTCTGCGCTGAAATGGACGAACATTGGGGCTACGTCGGTGCTAAATCACGTCAGCGCTGGCTGTTTTACGCGTATGACAGGATACGGAGGACGGTTGTGGCGCACGTCTTCGGTGAACGCACTCTGGCCACACTGGAGCGTCTTCTGAGCCTGCTGTCGGCCTTTGAGGTCGTGGTATGGATGACGGATGGCTGGCCGCTGTATGAATCACGCCTGAAGGGAAAGCTGCACGTTATCAGCAAGCGTTACACTCAGCGCATTGAGCGACATAATCTGAATCTGAGACAACATCTGGCAAGGCTGGGACGGAAGTCACTGTCGTTCTCAAAATCGGTGGAGCTGCATGACAAGGTCATCGGGCATTATCTGAACATAAAACACTATCAGTAAGTTGGAGTCATTACCAAAAAAAGCAACAGCGTATTTTGCACAGGAGTCGCTGAAAAATACGCGTTAATCGAACAATGGCGACAACAATTTCCCATTGAAGCGATGTGTCAGGTATTTGGTGTATCCAGGAGCGGTTATTACAACTGGGTACAGCATGAACCCTCAGACAGAAAACAAAGTGATGAGCGGCTAAAACTGGAGATTAAGGTGGCACATATCCGCACTCGCGAAACATATGGAACCCGGCGGCTCCAGACGGAGCTGGCAGAGAATGGCATCATCGTTGGTCGTGACCGACTGGCACGTCTTCGTAAGGAGCTGAGGCTACGCTGTAAGCAGAAACGCAAGTTCAGAGCGACTACGAACCCGAACCACAATCTGCCAGTTGCGCCAAATCTGCTGAACCAGACGTTCGCTCCTACAGCACCAAATCAGGTCTGGGTGGCGGACCTGACGTATGTTGCCACACAGGAGGGATGGTTGTACCTCGCTGGCATCAAAGATGTTTATACGTGCGAAATTGTCGGCTACGCCATGGGAGAGCGCATGACAAAAGAGCTGACAGGTAAAGCCCTGTTTATGGCGCTCAGGAGCCAGCGCCCACCTGCCGGGCTAATCCACCACTCTGATCGAGGTTCACAGTACTGCGCATACGATTACCGGGTCATACAGGAGCAGTCTGGTCTGAAAACATCAATGTCGCGTAAAGGTAACTGTTACGACAACGCTCCGATGGAAAGCTTCTGGGGAACGCTGAAAAATGAGAGCCTGAGCCACTATCGTTTTAATAACCGGGATGAAGCCATCTCAGTAATACGGGAATACATTGAGATTTTCTACAATCGTCAGCGTCGTCACTCTCGTCTGGGGAATATCTCCCCGGCAGCCTTCAGGGAAAAATATCATCAGATGGCTGCTTAAAAAAAGAACAAATGGTAGTGTCCGCTATTGCCAGTACACCTCAGTAATCCATCCAGGCCTGTTGTTGCAGAGCTTGGCGATGATTCAGGCTGGCATTTTTTCAGCCAGAGAAACCCGGATAACAGCATAGTGTTCACTGTTAACGGACAGGTAATTCCGTTAAATGACGGAAACTTCGATGCCCGCTATAAATATCGAACAGAGGGGGTACAGGATGTACGGTATGGCCATGAAATGTATTACAGCCCCGGCAGTAACACCGTTTCGTGGAGATTTTGCGCACCTTCGGGACACGGGCTGTCAGGGATGGCGATATCGGATACCGGCCGTAACTCAGCGGATAACGTTGACGGTGTGTATTACCGACCACTGCAAAAACTGATTAATGGCACCTAGTATAACGTAGCGAGTATTTAACAATGTTGCATTTAAAAAATATTACTACGGGTAATCCGAAAACAGCAGAACAATATCAGATGACAAAACGATATTCGGTCACCTGGCTTTTTTCAGAAGACGGAAAAAACTGGTATGAAGAGCTGAAGAATTTCGCCAGGACACAATTAAAATAACTTACACCGGAGACGGTCGCGTGGTGTGGGTCGGTAAGGATGTGACAGGCATTGAACCCCGTAACGCCAGTGTTATTGAAGTTCCTGATATTACCGCCAACCGCCGCATTACCGCGCCGGGTTACTGGTTTTACCGCAATGATGAATTTGTCTTTGACTACAGACTCAAAGCGGAAGATGAGCGTGATGCCCTTCTGGCTCAGGTCAGTGCCCGGACAGGGGAATGGGAAGAAGACCTGCTGCTGGGGTTAATCAGCGACGAAGATAAAGAAAAGCTGAAAGCCTGTCGTATTTACGCGAAATCGCTGCAGGCGATGGATTTCAGCACCATCACTGATAAATCCTCATACAACGCCATTGAATGGCCCGCCTCTCCGGAAGGTTCTTCCTGATTTAATTTATCGCGAGAAAAACAATGTCTGTAGTGATATCAGGTGCGCTGACTGATGGCGCAGGTATCCCCATGTCCGGATACCATATTATTCTGAAATCCC